TTACGGTGAACTGTTGCAGCGCGCCGGTCGATTGGCGGGTCTGGGGGTTAACAGCAAACACGCCAGCGATGGTAAACACGTCACCAACCTTGAAGGTGGGCGAGCCGCTGGTGAAGCTGATTGCCAACGAGGTGGCGCCTTGAGCCGACACCGTGGTAGCCACGATAGGAGCCGTAGGAGTGACGCCAGTCGTGTGGTTGGCAATAGACTGAGACATGTTGATCTCGTCGTAGCCCAGAACGCCAGTGCCCATCATGCCATTCTTAAACTGCTTAGAAATGACATCGGTGGGGTTGAACAAGCCCTTCAGACCTTCAACCAGACCTGCGTTGGCGGCAGGGGTGACGGTGGCATAACGGGGGCTCATACCGGCTGCGTTCTCGTTCAGCTTTTGCTGGGCTTGCAGCAGAACCAAAGAGGTGCCGGGGGTCGTGCCAGGAGTGCCAACGGAGGAGTAAATTTCTTTGTAAGCATTGGCCACGTCAGCATCAATCGATGCAGCCAGTTGGCTAACGCGAGGCTTCAACACACGTTCTGCGAAGTCATCCAATTGCATGGTGAGCTCGGCAGAGGTGAAATTCACACCAATGTGCTTTTGGTTAGCAACAGTCAAGGTCGTGGATTGCTCGTTGTCGTCCTGAACTTGCAGAGCGGCACCGTCAGTCACCAAAGCGCGGTCAGGCAGGCGGATACGCAGGGTGGAACCGATTTTGGCACCTTCAACAGCAAAGCTGTCGTCGTACTGACGGTTGACGTTACGAGTAAGAACCAGATTGTTCTCCAGAATCTGGAGAGCCTTCCGGGTGATCATATCAATGGTAAGAATGTTATTTGCCACAACAAATTTCCTTTAGAAGTGATTAGCGGTATCGTGATTCCAACTTTTTCCTCATACGCTGCTCTTCTGCCTCGATCCATTGGCTCGTCGTCATAGTCTTAGTAGAACGCGGGTCAGTTGTATCGTAAGCAGGGCTTCCCGTTGTGCGGGCAGTCACAGGCGTAATAGGAGTTGGAGCGCTCGAAGTTTTCTTTACAGGTGGACTATCAACCAGTTTGGCCTCAAGTCTACCAATCTCTTTTGCCTGCGCGTAAGGCGTCAAACGAGAGATGCGTTCAGCTTCTTTTGGGTTTGATCCCAAGAAATAGGCAATGTCTGGGCCTACATCAGAATACTGAATCGCTTCTGCCATCACGGTTGTGACTGGGAGCTTTGGGTTGTATGCGACTTGTTCAAAGTCCTCATACTTTCCGCGAGCATCTTCCTCACGATCATGATAGGCGCTGAGAACTTCCTGTTGTTGCCGCTGGCTTTCACGGCTACGAAGCAGCTCCTCGGCTTTGCGCATTGCCAACGCATCAGCATACGCTTCAACCGACTCAAACTGATCCGCAGGCGGGATATCCACCGGCATACGCGGCGCTTGGGCCTGGGCCGAACGCTGCGCTTGTTCTCTTTCCCATTTGCGTTGCTCACGAGCAAGGCGTTTACCAATAGCTGCATCAAGCTCTTCTTGTGTGAAGGTCTTGCTTGCTTCCGCTGGCTTTTCTTCCGGCTGAATAACTTCAGTTTCTGGGGCTGCCGTAGCTTCCAGTTCTGGCGCGGGCACTTCCGCTGAGATTTGCACTTCTTCTGTCATGGTTGATTCCTGAGAATCCCTGGTGAATCGCACCAGTACGGGGTTAGTTTACTATGGTTTTTGGTGGAGGCTGGGGCGGCAACAACGATATCAACAGTGTTGACTAGGGTTTTAACTATGTCAGTTGCCACGGCGTTTCCTTAAACAATCTTCTTCCAAGCGGTTGCTGGTGTAGTGACCGTGGATATTCTCAACCACACGGAATTGTCGCTGGTATTCAAAACAATGCAGCCAACCGGCCACCGTTCAGTAGCATCAGGCGGTGTTGCAGCGCCAGCAGCCTCTTGACCCCAATTGTTGATAAGAACACCAGTGCTTCCACCGCTGGTTTGAGCCAATGTGATGTTTGCTTTGTAATCACATTCTATGCGAACACGATCACAAGTGGACAATCGCACCGGTCGGTCCGTGATGCTGGCGGGGAACACCGGGTTGATAATCCGCACTGCATCGCAATCCAGCAGGTCAATGCAACTATCTCCGCAATCATTAAACTGCACGTTTTCGATATTCAGGTTGCTGATTCTGTTGCCCGATCCGGGCCTTACGTTGATCTGATCGCCAGCAGACTTGTCGATAAAGCAATTGCGAATCGTAAGATTGTTGACAACTCCGTCAATGTTGAACTGAACGCTTGGCAACGTCCCAGATGGGTTTGCAGACTTCCATGCGGGATCAAGTTCAATACGAATACCGTCAAACTCCATTCCAGCCATACCGCCGTCAATCTTGACGCCAGCAACCCAAGGCGTACCACCAGCATAAATGATGCGGAAACCATGAAGTTGAAAAGTCGCATCATCAAGCAGATTGTCTGCATCTGAACCGGGGGTGCAATACAAGCCGTATCCTTTGGGGTTGTACGCGATGTTTCCGTAACCGATGCACGATGATCTAAAGACAAATGGAGTATCTGCGTCTGTGCTAATGTTGTTTGCAAAAATAATGTCTCGGCTGTCTGAGTAACCGCCAGTTCCGACTTTATATTCAAAGCCACTACCGTATGAGGCGTTGCCGATAATTTGAGCAAAACGGCCTACGCTATCAATGTCAAATCCTTCGGTGCCAGATGCTGCGCCCAAATTCAAGTGCGTGTTGTAGTTGCAACGCCCACCCATTGGAAGACCGTGAATAACATAAGCACCAGTTGAAGACACCTCAGTCCCTGTACGAACAATGTTGCGCTCGATAGCGCACTCTGGGTTATGTGTCGGGTTTTGAGGCAAAACAACTGTAAGTGTTGGGCTGACTGCGGTTATTGATTCAATTTCATTTCCGATCTTGTTGTCAAACACGCGAATAGAACGAATGACGGTGCAGCCAAGAATCAGGCTCTGTCGAGCAGTTACGACATTGCGAATATCCACAGTGTCCATCGTTGCACCAGTTTCTGCGTACACGGCTCGGTATCGCACGTTGCCAGCAAATCCAAGCCCATCAATGGATAAAGACACAGTGCCAGATGTTGCGTCAACACCGAAGATGGAGTTGCTGACAGCGCCGGTGGTGCTAGTAATCACACCGGGGCCAACAAGCGACAAATCAGCGTTGACTCGGAAAGCACAAAGCGTCGCACCATCCATCGTGACGCCGAACGTATTGACTGCGTAAGTTCCGTCTGGGAAATACAGTGTCTTGTTGTTCGTTCCGGAATACGTCAACGCAGCCTGAATCGCAGCCGTATCATCCGTCACCCCATCGCCCACAGCGCCAAAGTCCTTGACGCTGACGAAATCCCCCAACTTGCTAGATACCAGTCGGCTAACAGCGCCTGTGCCTGTGCTTGTATAGGTAGCAGCAGCATTGATGTTGGCAGCGGTTGCCTTGACCGTCACGCCACCCTGCACAACAGGAACAAACTCAGTACCGGTCAATGGAGTAGTTGCTGCTGGAAGATTTGAAATCTTAGTGCCTGCCATTTTTGTTCCTTTATGCCCAAAACCTAACTGGAGTTTGAACTGTTACTTCGTATTCGGCAAAGTCAGCACCACCTGGTCCGCGCACATCAACGGCGCTCCGAAGTGCTACGCCCCAACTCATCGGATATTGATTGGTTTGGCGTACAAAGTACCGCCAGAGGCAACCTGCATAGCGCTCACAACCCAAGGGCCGCCAGTGCCTTGAGGCACAAAGAACGGAACAAGAGTGCCCGCAGGGATGGGCGTATCAGAAGTTGTTGCCGTTGCGCCTTCACCAACGCGAATGTAGGCGTCAGTCGTACACCAAACCAGCACCCCTTGAGGGCCAGCAGGCCAAGTGCCTGTAACGCCAGCCGTACCCGTATAAGCAACGCTTTTAGCTGCAAAAACAGCATCATTCAAAGGTCGGAGAAGTTCCATTCTATTCTTTCCTTACGCCAAAAAGCGCAGCTTGTACAGGGTTGAGAGATACAACGCAACAATCTCATCAATGATATTGTGCAACGGCGTGCAGTCTTTATCCACAATTTTGAAGCGTTCCGCCTCAATTTCGTCCATCTGATCTTGCAAAAACTCAACAATGTTGCCGGTCTTCTTGGCGGACATCAAAGAAATAGGCCCCATCAGGCCATACTTGCCTTGGTAGGCTTCGGCAAAATTATCCGCCAGCCCAACGACCTCCTCGTAAAAGCCCTGCAAAGCCATATGCTTGGCAAAGCTACGAGTATTCAGATGCACCGAGTGCGCGACATCCCGCGCCAAAAACAGCATCCCTACGAAATCAGAAGCCTTCATTTTGCATTCCTTCTTGAGGCATTTGCCCAATCAAGTCACCCGTGTCCAATGCCGCCGAAATCGTACCCATCACAATATCTTGGATCTGGTCAGGCGTCATGCCAGCCTGCACAGCACTGATACGCTTGGTCTCGGCATCAAATGCCTTGATCTGAGCCTCAAAGTCCTGCCTGCGCTGCTCTTGAGCCTCCATAGACTTCGACACGTTCTGAAGCATCTGGTGCATTTGCTCCATCTCCTGCCCCATCGCCTGGATCTGCTGTTCAGCAGCTTGCAACTCTGGCGACTTGTCATCGTCAGACAGCAACTTAGGATCAATGGTCTTGGAGAACCGCTTTGCCATCTCCTCAGCCCCAGGCCAGTCCATGTTCTTGATGAACAAGTCACCAGCCACAGCCCACAGTTGCGGATTGCCTTGCAACAACTGGCTCATCGCATCCAAAGACTCTTGGCGCTTGGTCATGTAGCTCGGGCCAGTCGTGACGCAAACGTCATACTTGCCCACGCCCAAGTTGTAGATCTTGTCAATGACAACGCCGTTTTGATCCTCAATCTTACGCACAGGCTCCTGCTGCGTAGGATCAATCTTGGCCATCTTGGTCTCGCCATCCAAGCCAATGATCCGCGCAATGCGCTGCGTGTCATAGATCTTCGGCGCCATATCAATGATCTGACGGCCAATGTGCCGAACAGCGCGGGCCAAGTTGTCTACGTAGTGATACGTTCCCGTATCGCCTTGCTTCTCACGCGCGAGAATAGCCCGGCCAGACCGCTCATTGCTGGTTGCGCCGAGACTCGAATCATATTGACCCGTC